TGTTCAACTCGTAGATGGAAAACTTCTTCGGGAAGGTTTCAGTCACACGAGCCTCTGCCACGATGCTCTTGCCCGATTCAACGGTGTTCAGCACATTGCCTTCGTTCACCGTGATGCCAGCATTGATGGCAGAGAAGTTCTTTAGGATGTCAAGAGTCTTCTTTGAAATGGTAATTGAATTAGTCTTCGTAGTCGTCATAATCAAAATCTCGCTTTCCTGCGTTGTAGTCTTCCACATATCGCTTCAGGTGTTCTTTTCCATCGTGACGGCGGCGGCTCTTGTGCTTGCGATCAGCACTCTTTCGCGCCTTCTTTGCGGCAGGGTCACGGCTGTCGTAGTCAAAACGGTCTTCCATTAGAAATCCTGGATGTCTCCAATAAGGTTGCGTAGCCCCTTCTCTATCATGTAGGGAAGAATCTTGCTGCGGGAAGGGGAAAAAGGTTTATTCCATTCGGCTTCAATTTTTTCTTCATAGTCCGTTGGAATACGCAACAAGTCAATTAGTTTAGCGTTTCTGTCCCAATTTGTGGCATACTTTTCAGGAACCTTTCCTGTTGCCGCAAGATGGTCAAGAATCTCTTCAATCCGCTTCTTTGTCACGGGCTTCTGCCGCTTGTCCTCTGCCATGAAGCAGTCATCATCCGAAAGAATGTTCGGCACTCCATCCGACGAATCGCCCTTGATGATGTGTTCAAGTAAGAACTGCTTCGGGTTTTCCACCGTCACGAACTTCTTCAGCATGGGCGAGTATTGTGCCACATTTGGGTGCAACTGCAACTGACCGAAATCCTTGTCGCCGCTGAGGATCAACACCTTTTCCCGCTGACAGTATCGCTTTGCAAGGAAAGCAATCACATCATCGGCTTCGCAGCCCTGAACATGAACGCACCGATACGGAAAGTTTGCGGCAACCTCTTCTCGGATGATATTGATGATGTCATAGAACCGCTGCCACTGCTCTTCATTTTCCTTCCGCTCGGCACGACGCTTGGCTTTGTATAGAGGGAAGAACTGCCGCCTCCATGACGCTCCACCGTCCTCGCAAATCACAAGTTCTCCGTATTCGCGGAAGAACTTCTTGCGATAGGTTCGGTAGGTGTTCAGCACCATATGCCGCACTAGGTCTTCGTTCACCCCATCCAAATTTCGCTGCTGTGCGAAAATGGATGCCATTATCACTTGTGTGTTGTCAACGAGAATCATTAGTTTACCTGTAGCAGCAAGCAGTGCTTGTTGATCCGTCCTGTTGGTTCGGAGTTCTTGGTCTTCACGCCGCTGAGGTAACGAACCGCAGAGGCAAAAGTCTTTCGGCAACCGTCAGCATTCTTCAGGAATTCATCAGGCTTCCGCACAGTCTTTTCAAAAGACTTTGCAGGATCAAATCCCGTCAAGGTGGAACCCTTGACCCCTAAACCACTCTTGGGTTCGGAAGCCACGAATACCGTTGCCTTGTTGGTGTTGGTGTTGAACACGATGAGTCCTTGTGCCCCAATCATAGCCTCTGGCTTCGCAGAGTCAACCCCAAACTGCTCGTTTCTGACGCAGTAGTTCAACTTTTTGATTTGCGATTCCGCACTCTTGGCTTTACGCTTTCGGGGCTTTCGTGAAGCCTTCAGGACTCCTAGCCTGTCGTTCAGCACCGAAACCGCTGAATTCAAATTATCAACCATGTGCTTCAGGCTTGTCTTTTTGAAATGGGAGTAGCCCTCGCGCAGATCAGGATCAGTGCCGTCCCGTGCAGCGGCTACCTCGTCAAGTAGAGCCTGAATGCGATCACGCACAATAAGCGCAAGTGGACGGTTTAGATCACTCCGATCAATCCACTCCTTCAGGGAATTGTCTACTTTCTTTCCCCCTTGGACAGAAGCCACCACCCGATCAATAACAGGCTCAAGATCACAAAGAACGGCATCAGCCTTCGCAGCAATGCGGTCTTGGACGGTGGGACGGGTTTCTGTGGGAGTGTTGGAACGAGCATTCTTTAGTAGTTCTTCAATGTGCTTTGCGATGAGTGACTGAAACTTCTCTCCGAGAGGGAAGCCCCGAACAGCCATGCGGCAGTAGGGAGCAACAAATCGGAAATGGCTCTTGTCTGCGCGACCGCAGATTTCGGCATCGTCGGTTCGTCCCGCAGACTGTAGATACTCCCGAACCCAAGACTTCGCTGTGGGTAGACGGTAGTTCTGTCTGTACCAGTACAGTGCTTTTTCAATTGCGAGATCAAGTTCATCTGCCTTGGTCTGCGGGTCGTATTGAGGCTCTGCTCCACCCGCAAGGATGCGCTGTGCCCGTTCTTTTGAAAGTTTCCGGCTCATGGTTAGCATAGTTTGCTGAAGTTGTTGACCTTCTTGTAGGTCAGGATGTTCTGGAACTTATCTAGCAATTGGTCGGACTTGTGGGAGATCACGAAGATGTTGTTGGAACCGCCCATGCTCTGGAGAATCTTGATGACTTCCTCAGTTCCCACGGCATCCAAAGAAGAATCAAATACTTCGTCCAAGATGAGGAGATTGGTGTTGGCACAGTTCTTCATTCTAGCAATGTCTCGCCACGCAAGCAAGAGGGAAAGATCAATACGCAATTTTTCACCCTCGCTGAAATTTTCATACGAAAATTCGTCGCGGTGGCGGCTCTTGATTATTTCAACAAAGTCCTCGTTCAGCGTGAACTGAGCAAAAAAGTCCATTGAAATCAAATACTTGTTGATTATTTTGTTTAGTGCAGGGATATATTTACGAATAATCTTGCGCTTGATGCCGCTATCCTTCAGCAGTACCGTGGCAATTTCCATCGTGTGGAGATCCTGCACCAATTCCTTTTTCTGTGCTTCCGCTTCCTCTTCCTGTGCTTGCAGATCAGTCATGGCATCCCGCTCTGTCTGTAGGGAAGCCTTTTCGCTGCGAACCTTTTCGGCAAGTTCCTGCAACTGCTTCAGGTATTTCTTGGATGAGGCAATAGCCGAATCAGTCTTGTGTGACTCCTGCCGCTTGTCTTCCATCTGCTTTACCACCACATTTGCAATGTCCAATTTTGTCCGAGCGTCCTCAAGCATCCGATTCATCTTCTGTAGTGCAAGAGCCAGTTCCGTTTCCCGTGATTCTTTCTTTCCAATCATCTCCTGACGGAACTCTTCGGACAAATCGTGCTTGCACACGGGGCACTCTTCGTTCTGCTCGTAGAACGCCCGTTCGTCCTGAGCCTTCTTTGCATTACCCTGCATCTGCTTGCGTAGCGCAGTCATCTGTGAAATGGAGTCCCGCTGCTTGTCTACGGACGCAACGCTTTCGGCAAGCGCAGCGATCTCGGATTGCAGGGTAGCCTTCCGCTCAAGCAGGGTTTGCAGGGCTTCCTGTTCCTCCGTAGCGGACTTCTTGTAGGACTCCAACTGCGTATCAGACTTCTCTTCAATCTTCTTGATGAGGTCTGCCTTGTGTTCAGTCTTTAGTTTGATTGTGGCAATCTGTGATTCCACTCCACGCAATTCTTCCTTTGAGGAAGTCAACCGAGACTTCAGGGCTTCGTTCATCTTGGAGAACACATCAATATCCAACAGGTTTTCCACGATGTTGCGGCGATCCGCAGCAGGGAGCCGCATGAACGGCACATAGTTCGTGGAGCCAAGAATCACTACCTGACAGAATGTCTTGTAGTTCATCTTCAGGATTTGCCCCTCTAGAATGGCTTGGTAGTCCTTGGCATTTGCCGTCTGATCCACCGCCTTGCCGTCCTTCTCAATAAGAAAGACCTTTGGTGTCTGACCGCGTGTCACCTTGTATTTGCTGCCATTGCTGGTGAATTCAATCTCCACCACACAGTCCTTGCCATTGATGGAGTTCACCAACTGGGGCAGATTAATGTTACGGAACGGCTTGCCGTACAGGACGAATGTGAGCGCGTCCAGCATCGTGGTCTTGCCTGCTCCGTTCTCGCCGCAGACAAGGGTGGTGGAGTGCTTGTCCAACTGGACTTCAGTGAACAGGTTTCCTGTGCTGAGGAGATTCTTCCATCGAATCTTGTTGAAGGTAATCATGGCTTGGCAGTCTCGTTTGCAATGCATTCCGCATACAGGTCACGCACAAGGGTCTTCAACCTGTTGGGATCAGAAATATTCTGAAGGGCTTCTATTTCCTTGTTGATGATGGAGATGGTGTCTTCTCCCAAATCCACGAGGTCGCTGTCCCCGTTTTGGTCGGGTTGCAGGTCTTCTATGATGGTCACGCCGTGGGGCGACGATGCGTATACCGAATCTACGAATTTCTCAAACAGATACGGCTTGGTCTTGTTCTCTACGATAATGCGGACAAACTTGCCCCGTGTGCGCTCGTCTTCCACCGACAGGGGCACCGTATCGCTTGCTGCGGAGTCATCATAGCGGATCTGCGTAAAAATGGTATGGGGATTCTTTACGAACTCCAACTCACGGGTTTTCGTGTCAAGGATATGGAATCCCTTCTTGTCACCGTAATCGTTCATGGTGATCTGATACGGGCATCCCAAGTAGTGGATGTTTTCACGCGAGTGCCGTGTGTGAAAGTGCCCCGTATACACCGCAGAATACCGCCCAAATATGTCAGGTTTCATGCCGCCGTCAAAGGGGGTGTTCCGCAGCACCTGAAATCCGTTCAATTCAAGGTGCCCACACAGGATGTCTGCCTCTGCTTCCTGCACGAACTTCAGGCACTCTGCTTCGTTTTCCCGATTGATCCACGGCAGCAGTGCAATCGGCAGACCGTCAAAATCCATTACCGTTGGCTTGTGATGCACCACGAACTTGTCGGAGAACAGTTCCTGTAGTGAGTTCACTTCGCTCTTGTTCTTGAAGAAGATATCGTGGTTTCCGAGAATGCAGTGCATAGTGGCACCGCTCTCCTCCAACCGCTTCAAGAATCCGTTTCGCACCGCATTCAGTGTCAGAAAGTTCACGAACTTGCGACGATCCAAGAAGTCTCCCAAATGGATAATGGTAGTGATTCCCTCCGCTTGAATGCGCGGAAAGAACACGCGGTCAAAGAACCGCATAAAGTGTTCCATGAATATGGGGGAGTCGTTACGCGCACCAAAGTGCGTGTCCGTCACAAGGGCAATCTTCACTTCTTCTTGTCCTTCTTCTTGGGCTTCGCGGCAGGCTTCTTTGCCTTTGGCTTGCTTGGGGTCTTTCGTGGCTTCTTTGGCTTTTCGGCAACAGGCTCAGGTTCAGTCTTCTTCTCAAAATTCTGAATATCGTTTTCAGTCAGGAAGGTGGGAAGTGTTTCAAAATTGTCACCCACCTTCAGATAGTTCTCACGGAACCACTTCTTCATTGCAGAATCCACATCGCTCATCTCAATCTTCTTCAGTTTGATGTATGCCTGCTTCTTCTCCTTCTGTATGCGACGGAGGAAGGCATAGTAGATGATCTGCGTGAAATACGAGAACGGATTGCTAGACTTCGATGGATCAAAATTGTATGCGTACAGCAGGCAGTTTTCAATCCCATCAGAGATCATCTCGTCCCTGTACGGATAGTTTATGAAGTTCGGCTTTCGAGACAGATTTTCGGCAATCTTCATAAAGCACTCACCGATATACGAGGTCACGGGTGGATGCTTTTCTCCTGCCTTGTTTGCAGCAGTCACCAAAGCCTTCCACATCTTCATCTCTTCAAAAAACTTCTGATTGTCTATGTAATGGTCACTCTTCTTTTTTGCCATAGTATTCTCTCACATTATTAGGGGCGTGTCAAGCATCATCCTCTTTTTTAGGAGGATCGGGGAGATAGTCCTTTATATACGGTGACCAGTCTTCGTGACTGTTTCCGAATTGCGGATTTTCTTTTTTGTCAGCAGGAGGCTCTTCCCATTTATCTTTTGAGATTTTTTCCCGCTTGTTCTTCTTGGGCTTCTTTGGCTTGGGTTGAACATCGTCCTCCAAATCCTCTACCTCGTCTTCGTCGTCGTTCATCATTTCCTCAAGAAAGTCTGTGTTTATGAATTCTTCAACGGAATCCTTCAGATAATCAAGAAATCCACTTTCAACCCAACTCTGTAGAATCTCCTGCGGAATGCTCACGGAGAAAACTATGGAATTAGGTGGACGAGTGGGAATGTTTGGCATACCAAGTCCAGGCAATCCCATTCCACCAAGACCAGACAGCGGAGGGAGTGGAGGAAACTGTGACTTGTTTTTCTGATCTTCCGCATACTGCTTCAGAAGGGACTCTATCTCCTTGTCCGCTTCTTCTATAGACTTTTTCAAATCTTCTTCCGTTTCAGGCGGCACTGGATCAGCATGACGAGCAGCGGTTGCTGCGCGTTCAGCGTCATCAGACTCCACTTGCCGATCATACAATTCAATGAGATCAGGATCAGGTGGCATATCAAGAATGATGAAGTTGCAGGGCAGTTCTGCACACAGTTCCGAAGTTGATCCTAGCCAATCAGAGAAATATACCACATGACGCTTTACGCCAGTAAAGGGATCGGCTTGAATTGAGGTCACTATCCGCATGGGACGGTGAACCTTGATCTTGCTGCGGGTCTTGCTCTCTACCTTGCCAATAATTTCCTCACCGCTACGCAGTTTGAAGACTCTGAGTCCACCTGTTTTCTTCTTGCTCATAGGTCTTCTCCTAATTGGATGCGAACTGCCTTGTAGTCAAACCCTTCGGCTTCATACAGTCTCATACGCTCATTCATGTGCCGAAGCGTGTGGTTTTTCCACGATTTCCAAGAAAGATCATCTCCAATATCGTAAAGTCGCGCCGAACCCTTGTCTTTGGCGACACGCAACTGCCGCCCAATGCTTTGCAGAACTCGGATTCGGGACTTTGAGGGGGACGCAAAGATAATGTTGTTCAGTCTCCGTATGGAAATGCCTGTGCTGAAGGTTCCGTAGGAAGCCACGATCACGGCATCGTTTTCACTGTCAACAATCTTGCGTATCTCCTCTCGGTCTTCAGCCTCTGTTCCACCATGCACAAAGAATACCTTGCGTTCGTCCGGAAGGCAAGACCTCACAAGACTATTTAGCACCTTTCCGTGATCCTCAACAAATTGAAATAGTATCAGTGTGTTGCCCTTCAGCCGCTTACACAGGTTTGCAATAAACCTGTTGCGTCTTTCGGATTTGATGATCCACTTGATTTCGTCTTGATACTTTGCTCTCTTCACGGATTCGCGGTCGATATCTGGATACGACAGCACGATGCAATCAATTTTCAAATCACTGAGAATCTTCTTCTCCATGAGTGACTTGGTTTTAGTGACCTCGTAGGCACGACCAAACAGCCCTTCAAGCACCAAGCGGTGGGTGTTCGTGCCGTCCAGTGTGCCTGTGGTGCCCACTCTGAATGGACAACGCTTCAGTTTGGTCATTATTGCAGTGAGCGACTTGGACTTGAACAGGTGGGCTTCATCGCCAACCACTGCCCCGAACTGCTCAAACCATTTGTCGCTCTGCTTGTACACGCTCTGCCATGTTGACACCACAACACGCTTGTCTGTGGCTTTGTCTGCACCTGCACTGATCTTGTGGCAGTTGTCTTCAACGCTCCACCCGTTTTCAGAAGAGTAGTCCGTGAAGTCGGTAATCATCTGCTCTACGAGAGACACCGTTGGAACAATGACAAGCACCTTCTTGTCTTTGCCAATCTTGCTCATGTAATAACGCAGGAGAGAGTAGATGATAAGGCTCTTTCCGCTGCCCGTGGGAGACAGCAGCAGGCAGCGTTCTTCCTGCATGGCATGGAGAACCGCGTTGACTTGGTGTTCGTGTGCAGGGGTCTTGTTGCCGTGAACCCGTATGTCTAGATGGTCTTCAATAAACCCCCTGACATCCTTGAAAGTGGTCTTGAATCCGTTTCGAACAGGCAGGGCAACGGTATACTGCCGCTCGTCCGCAAACTTCTTGATGTAGTCCACAAGACCTGCGTATATGTGCTGTGTGTGAACATTATACAGTTTGATCTCCCCGTTCCACAGACGGGCACGATACGCTGGCATGAACTTGTAACCGGGAACCTTGAATGTAAAGTAGTCGGACAGTTCAAGAGCAATGCCACGGTCGCACTGCACACGAACATACACCGAATCCACCTCTGTTACATCAAGGTCTACCATCATGCGAGATCCGCTCCAAACACCGCTTCACTATTGAATCTGATGGGAACAGGAAGAGACAATTCTCCTCTCCACCCCACAACCTGCACTCCCGCGTCCCGCATCATGCGTAGCCCGTGCAGAACCGATTCACGCCAACGATCAGGTGTCCGCTCCAAAAGCACCGAAGATGTCACCACGCGCTGCACTCCAAACTCAATTATCGTTCGGGCACACTCCGCACACGCTGCCCATGTGCCGTAAAGGTGGAGTCCGCGCACAGGCAGTCCGTTCAGGGTTGCCTTGTATATCACACGGCGTTCGGCGTGTTCGGTGCAGTAGTTCTTGTCTTCGGGAAGCAGCGGGTATCCTGCGGCTAGCAGTGCTTCAGGAACGGCATTCCAAGCAGACACCAGCGGTCCCTGTGTGGGAATGACCAGTGTGCATCCAACCTGTGTGCGTAGATCGGTGCTGTGCCGCGCAGCAGAGAAT